TATTGCAACAGACAATGGATTAATGAATAGGTTACGCAATGACATTTCTAGCTTTAACAAAGAACACGAAGCTGATAACACAACTGACGAGCCCGAAGAAGAAGAATTGGAAATTGAAGAGCCGACACCAGTTGATCCATATAAGCTAAAATAATCAAATTTCTCGACTTACAATAGCTCGTAATGCATCTCTATTTGCATTGCTGGCAACTGCCATACCTGAGTTTGGCTTAGACAAATCAAATCCTTCTTTTGCCTGCGGCTTTTCCCATTTAGCAGGTGCTGTTCCTGTTTCTGTTGGTGTAACAACTGTTGTTCCTAAGTTAGTCCTAGACCTAATCTTATCATACACATCTGATGCTTTGGAAGTGGTTGATGAACTGTCTCCATCCATATCACTAATACGCAATGTATCTGGATTGAAACTCAAGTCAATCTTTTGTCCTACTGCACTTGAACTACGAGTTTTCATAAATTGAATCTGCACCATACAGCGTTCACGCATTGTTGGAGTACTGTAGATACCAAACACATTGTCTGCTGTTTGAATCTTACTCAAACCACCAGCAATCATAGAATGGTCAAATTCTACGCTTTCAACTGCACTACGATTCAACTGTGATGCTGTTGCTAATAGCAACTGCTCACTGACAACCAAGTTACGCAATTCTTCTGCTACCAACTTATCTTTAACAAACATGTCACTTACGCTAATCTTTTGACTTGCTGGCATCATCAAATCCAAGTAGTCAACTAAGATAGCATCTACCTTAATTTTACGCTGTGTCTGGAATTCACGAACCCATGCTAGGATATCATTTGCAGTAATGCCGTTTGTCAATTGTACAATCTGTAATACGCCTGCCTTCTTACCACTCATCCTAACCTTAAGGTCAACATCCTCTAATCTCTTAAACACTTCTCGAGTTGGTGTGTCTGTTAACATTGCATCCATACGCATAGAACACAAGCCCTCACTTAATTCGAGACTAAAGTAAACTGTATTAAGTCCACTCATTGCCCAGTTAAGTCCAAGGTTTTGTAAAAACAAACTCTTACCTGCACCTGATGCACCTGCAAAGATGTTTAGCTCGCCTCTATTAAAGCCACCATACAACTTGTCATCAAGTGTCTTCCATCCTGTGCTTAACTGGCCATTATTATCTTTAAGTGCTGTTAGTCGCCCTTGCGGATCTGCAAAGTAATCTGTACCGAATGTCTTTGGTAGGCCAACCTGTACTGCATCTTTAATTAGTTTTTCTACTGCACCATACTGGCTCTTGTCCAACATGTCGGCACTTTGTAAAATTGCCTTTTCCAATGCCTTGTGTCTTGCAAAGCCTTCAAACTCACTAAGGAACCAATTGCTGTGTTCGCTTGCTCGTTCCTCTAAGTTTTGTAACTCTGTATTTGTGGTTGCTTTGATTTGTGCAACATCTGGAATGTTGCCATGTTCATTTACATAGTTCTTAATAAACTCTGCGGCTCCACGCAACCTACGATCAAAGTGTTCTGCATCTAGTACATTTTGGCAACGAGCCGCAAGGTCTCTGTTGCTTACTAGAAATTCCAAAAACAACTTTTGTATTTCAAATCCGTATTCTTTAACTTCATCTGCCATTATTGATTCCCCCAACGCAAAGCTGTCATTGCGGCATCTTCTTGTTCTTTAAAATAAAATATCATGTAATCTTCTGTTACCTCTGTGTTATATTTGCCACCAGGTAATCCAAATTCTTCCATTACCCAAATACAAGCCATGTTCCACCATTCAGTAGAATCTTGTCCCATCTGCCAGTCTAGTTTAACTTTATACACACCACCGCCTTGCTAATAATTTAATCTTCAACGGTGAGCTCTCAATCGCCGATAACACACTTTGTAGCGTAGCAACTCGTCCAAACTGTCTTGCCGCATCGTTGGCATCCTTGATGCCATCTGGCCAATCTGGAAAACTAACACTCCAGCCCAATTCCGCCGCTTGCATTGCTAGTGTCATGCCAGCACGATCTCTATCTGGTAACACCACTGGTTCGTTATCAATGTCCTCGATAATCTTTGCTTGTTCTGGGCTAATACTATTTGTCATGATGGCAACTCCATCAAGTGTTAACGCATCATACTCACCCTCTGTTACAACTGTGTACTTACGCAAATGACTTTGATGATCTAAATTGAATACAAAGCTTGGTGGTCTACTTGTAACCATCTTTGCTGTTTTCTTATCTGGTAGATCACCGATCCATCTTGCTGTGTATCCTACAATCTTGCCATCACTCATGTAAGGTAGTATAACACGATTATCCATGCCTTGTAAAGGACTTGCACTAGTATACCAATCACTTAGTTCTAGTACACCTCGACTATCCAGATATTCTGCGGCTTCAAGTGTAAGGTCTCGGACAGTCCAAGGCCAAGTTATTTCTGGCCAGTCTGGTTTCTTGAATGGCTCTTCTATTACAGTTTCATCAGCGACTACCTGATCCCATAGTTGGATTTTTAGGCGTTGTATTTCGCCTTCATCGATTCCAAGCACACGCATTAATTTGATTAGTTTAAATCCTAATCTTTGTCCAGGGCGCCAGCCTGTTGTGTAGCCGCAATTGAAACAATGATAGCCAGTACGGTCTAGTTCAAATTTAAAGCCACCTCGGTGTTTAGTATCCGGCCTCGGTTGTCCATTTTGGACGCACATAGGGCAGTTCATGGTCAACCAACCATTGGATGTTGTTTTTAGTGCAGGTAGGTGTGCCCGTAATGTGTTTTCAACTAGACTCATATAGAGTTTAGTTTACACTCTTATTAGGACTTTGTCAAGGGTACCGGCGTTCATGTTGTCGGTGTTTCTAATAACACGCAACCAACGAACTCCAGCATAGTAGTTAAATGGATCAATACCAGTAAATCCATTATAGTTTAAGACTGCTGATGTAGCGTCTTGTGGTTTTAGGTCTGCCCATAATGTTCCATTTGAAATGGCAGTATCTAGTGTGCCTTGTACAATAAGCGACCCTGTCCAATTACTTGCATAAACAGCAAGAGAAAATAATGATGTTTCTTTCTTGTAAAAATTTGGCCCATCAAATGCGCTGGATGCCCATACATTCTTTTGTAACTCGGCGACATAGGTATAGTTTACAATTTCGTAAGTGCTACGAGTTGTAGGAATTGGAGCATCTTTCACTTCAACATCAAAGGCGGCTACTCTTGCACGGTTCCAAGTTAGGGCAGTTTCTAAGCCACGATCATCTATAAATGTAGCGGCAATAGTGTATAGTCCTTGTCCAATCATCATTAGGTCTCGGGCAAACACAGTTAAACGAGCTTGTCCATTTTCTGGATATGTAGAAATAGCACGGCGACGGAAAATAACACTTCCGGTTTCTCTGTTCCACATTGTTATTGTAACTTCTCTACGCAATAGGCTTACAGGTCTACGATCTGAGCCCACAATGGTAATGTCTAATAGGTTGTCTACACCCTTAAACCAGGTAATGCGCTGATCTGTGTAATCAGGAACATACCGTGTTGAACTAGGGCCTGTTCCGGCGCCAGCATAGTTTAATGATACAGTTGGAATTGTTAAGTTTAAAGTAGCCATATCATTATTTAGCAACAACCGGTTCTTTAAAATGCTAAGTAAAGCTGATGGATTCCAAAGTAAAAGAATTTCTAGAACGCTTCCCTTTTATGAGCTTAGTTCGCTATGGCGAACAAGAATTGGTTGGAATTATACAAAATAGCGACCAAACTGTGGTTACTATGTATGTTTACAACCTGCTCAAAGATGAAGAAGACAAACTACTATTCGTTGAATGTGGCGAAGAATGGTGGTGGGGAAGCAATAGAGTAATACCAATAAACATAGTTCTTAAGGAACCTATGAGAAGGTTTTCCTACACCTTAAAAACATACAGCACCAAGGACTTCGAGGTGCTGTATGGGTATCAAACTAGTCTAACAAATGTCATTACTAAACGGACAAAGCGCCGTCAAATTAGCCTTGTAAAAAAGCTAGATTAACTGTATCCGTAACTTATCTTTTCACAGATTAAATTCATCTGTGCCACAATAGCTACTGCATAAGCTGTTGCGTGGCTTTTCTTAAAGAAGTATTCACCACTCTCCGGTTTAGTCCAAACTTCCTTCGTAATCGTCGTCCATGGCTTCCCAATCAGATAGCGTTTGGCTGGGCGTATCATTGCCAGGACGGCAGATAATTGTTCCACGGAAGATGGTTGGGTCTTCCTCAGTATATCCCCATGCCCGTTCAAATGAAATAACAGATTTACAAAGTCGTCTTGTAGCAGTAGGTCCCACAGTGGCTCCTGATTAGCTAATCGATCCAAATGTTCTTTACTTTGGATGCCTTGGTATAAACTTACATTGAGTAAGTCAACTTTAAAAAATCCTAGCTCTTCTGCTTCTTTATAATCTAAATCACACCACCCGGTAAAAGGATTAACTGGTACTGGATGAAAGTAAACACCTGTCTTGTGCTTTTGGGTTCCTTGGTTTGTTTTTTGTGTCGCAGGTATGTGCGGCAACAATTTAAGAACTTGTTCTCTATCTGCAAAGTCAATGTCTACGTCAGGTAAATTCATTTTTTCTTCTGTTCTAATACTAATCGAATTATGTCAGCCTGTTGCTGTTTGATATGCTCAACTGAATCAGCCATGCAGTTTAGTTTACTAATGAATTCTTCAAGCCTGGCTTCGAGCATTACAAACTTATCGCCTGTTGCATCGTTGTGTTCACCCACTGCACTTCTAGCGGGTTTGCTTTTAGTTTTTTTATCCACCATTCTGTATCCACATGTTTTGCTACTGTTTCAATTTGGCCTGGCTCCATTCTATCTAGCAATGATTGTGCTACATCAGTTGAGTAGATAATCCAAGGACTCAGTCTACCCATGACAACCATGTTCATTGCAGTTGAAGGTGCAATTTTATTAAAAAATTCTTGCCAATTCTCTCCAGTAACGTCACTCCATTCTCTCATTGAGATGATAGTTCTTTCTAATGCTCTATCTGCTGTTTCCTTTTTAGCGGCTTCCTGAAC